CAGGACTCGCCAACAAAGGCAACTGGCGCACCTACCCCGGCGCGATGCTCAAGGCCCGCGCCATCACCGAAGCCGCCCGCGACGCCTGCCCCGAAGCGCTCCTCGGCCTCGCCTACACAGCCGAAGAGATCCCCACCACAGCACCCGTCGTCACCACCACCCGACTCATCCCCACCACACCCGAACCCGACACCCAGCCCGAGCCCGACACCCAGCCCGACAGCGAACCCGACCTGTGGGACGAAGACGGCGTCATCGTCGACACACCCGACACCCCTGACACGGACCGATGACCGGCACCCAAGGCGACCTCCACCAGCTCGACAGAGTCCGCAACCCGCACACCCAACAATGGGTGTGCGCATGCGGCTGGCGCGGCACCGAACACCCCTACGGCGACCGAACCGCCCAGTACTCCCAGCAGGCGATCCGCCACATCATCGACACCCAACCGGCCGACCAGGACACCTGATGGGCCTACCCTGGGTCCGCCTCGACGGGACCATACCGAGCCACGACAAGACCCTCGCAGCCCTCGCCCACACCAGCGGCAAGGCCGCCATGGCCGTCTACATGTTCTCTCTCGCATGGTCCGGCGCCCACGGCACCGACGGTCACATACCCCTCGCAGCACTCCCCATGATCCACGGCACCAGACGCGACGCCCACACCCTCCGCGCAGTCGGCCTCTGGGACGACCACCCACACGGCGGCTGGCAGATCCACAACTGGGACACCCGCCAACAACTATCCGTCGTCACCGAGATCAAACGCCACACCCAACGCGTCTCCGCCGCACGCACCAACTGCCTCCGATGGCACGGACCAGACTGCGGCTGCTGGCAGGACACCGACACCCACCCATCCCGGTAGCAACTCCGCTCACCACCAGATCGCTCCTACCGATCGCTCTACCGATCGCTCTACCGATCGCTCTACCGATCGGTCCTACCGATCGGTCAACCGAATCGGTGGAGCGAATCGGACGTACGTACGTACTAACGAAGAAGGTTGTCACCTACCAGAGATAACAAGCCCAAGTAACGCGCGCGACGCGCGCGACGCGAAAACGAACCGGGAACGCACACCACGCGATCCCGGTTCTTTAATGCCCCCGCACGGCAATCGCACCCCGCCCCTGTGCCGTCCCCCCCCAGGGACGGTCGCCGAATGCCCGACCGCGACCCGAAACCAACTGAATAGGACCCGCATCCACCCGGAACCCGCCAGCAGCGGCTACTGTCACCCCCGCCATGGCAGCGTTACCCTGCACCTATGAAGCGGTGGACAGGCAGGGCGGTGACGAAGCTGCGGGCTGAGATCCTCGCGGACGACGACGTGTGCCACCTGTGCGGGATGGCGGGCGCGGACACGCTGGACCATGTGGTGCCCAGGTCGGTGCGGCCCGAGCTGACGTGGGATGTGGACAATCTGCGGCCGGCGCACCTGCGGTGCAACAGCCGGCGGGGGAACCGGACACGGTTCCGGCCGGAGGTGCGATGGTGATGGGGGTGGGTGTGCCCGAGGCCCCCAGGCCTTTGGGTGTGGTGGGCGCTGGGATGTGGGAGTCGGTGTGGGTGTCGGCGTCGTGGCTGGACCCGGAGTCGGATCTGCAGGCGGTGCTGGTGCTGTGCGAGACGCTCGATGAGCGGGTGGTGCTGCGGGACCGGGTGCTGCAGGCGATGGATTGGCGGGAGCGGGCCGGGCTGCGGGCGTTGGATGAGCAGGTGTCGCAGGCGATGGATGCGCTGGGGTTGACTCCGCGGAGCCGCAGCCGGCTGGCGGTCGCGGTGCAGGAGTCTCCGTTCGACGAGCTGGCGCGGCGCAAGGCGAGGCGATGAGTCTGCCGGCGGACCAATGGGACGTCGGCGTGCAGGTGCCGGCGTATTCGTGGGTGCCTGTGCCTGACGCCGACCGGGATCTGCTGGATGCCGCGGTCGAGTTCAATGACATGATCGGGCTGCCGCCTCTGGCGCCGTGGCAGCTGCTGGTGCTGGGCGATTGGCTGGGCTGTGATGCGGCGGGCCGGTGGGCGACGACGGAATGGACGTTGATCGTTCCGCGGCAGAACGGGAAGACGCATCTGGCGATCCTGCGGATGCTCTTCGGTTTGCTGGTGCTGCGGGAACGGCAAATTGTTTTCACCACCCACAATTTCAGCGTGACGAAGGCGCTGATGGACGACATTCGGAAGATCATCATGTCGTCGGATTTGCTGATGCCGGCGCTGGTGGTGAGCCTTTCGAATGGTAACGAAAGGATCAGCACCAGCGATGGGCGGGGCACGATCCGGTTCAAGGCGCGCACGCGGCATGGGCCGCGTGGCTTGTCGAAGGTGGATGTGCTGATCTTCGATGAGGCGTTCCTCCTCGAGCAGGACACGCTGGAGGCGTTCTCGTTCACCCAGGCGGCGTCGCGGAATCCGAGCACCCTGTTCCTGTCGTCGGCGGGGGATCAGTCGTCGGGGCTTCTGCTCGAGCGTCGGCGGGCCGGGCACCAGGGCGGGTCGATTCATGCGGGGTTCCACGAGTGGTGCGCCGATCCGCAGGCGGACCCGGGTGACCGGCGGGAGTGGCTGCGCGCGAATCCTGGGATCGGGTTCGCGCTTCGTGTGGAGCGGGTGGCGCAGGAGTGGGAGACCAGCCGTCACAGCCCGCGTTCGTTCGCCAGGGAGCGGCTGGGGTTGTGGCCTGTGCTGACGTCGGCGGCGAAGGCGATCCGCCTGGAGCATTTCAAGGCGTGTCTGGCGTCGCGGATTCACCACCCACCCGCGGGGGCCCTGGTGTCGTTCGCGCTGGATATCGAGTTTGACCGGTCGGCGGCGAGTGTGGCGTGCGCGTGGCGTGACGATGATGGGGTGGATCGTGTGGCGGTGGTGCAGCACGCCCCGAACTCGGCGCTGGTGCTACGGCGGATGCCGGAGATCATCGGCCGGGTGGCGGACCTGCGGGGTGCGGCGTGGGCGGTGCGGATGCGCCCGGCGCGGGATGTGCGCGAGGCGTACGACCGGCTTTTGGCCGATGAGCGTATGCACGCGTCGACACGGGATGATGCGGTCCGGCAGCTGACGTGGCCGGAGTACGCGTCGACCTGCCAGGGGTTCGCGGCGGCGCTGGCTGAGCAGGCGGTGGAGGTGGACGCGTCCGGGTCTCTCGCGGCTGCGGTGATGGACGCCATCCCCAAATACGACCGTGACGGCGGTTGGGTGTTCGAACGGACCCGCGACTCGGCGCCGAACTCCTCGCTGGTCGCCGCCGCGATCGCCTGGTGGACCCACCGCAAGAGGATTCCCAGCGCGGAGCGACCGAGGATCTGGTGATGCCATGAGCAGTGTGCCCCGGCGTGTGCGCGAGCAGCGCCGAGATTTCTACGCCCGCACCCCCGACAACAACGCCCGCGTGAACACACCGAACGGGTATTTGCAGCGGTTCCCGCCGGTGGCGTGGGAGGCGGGTGAGGTGGCCGCGGGGCGGCCCGGGGGCTGGTGGGTGGGGTCCGACCAGCCGTGGTACGCCGGCCCGGGAATGTCGGCGGTGGGGGTGTGGGGTGCGGACGGCGGGTTCGGGCCGATCGGTCCGGCGGGCCCGGGGTGGGGTCCGCGCGGGTCGACGGTGGGGTCGCCGCTGACCGTGCCGTCGCGGCACCCGAACGGCGGGGCTGCGGGGGATGGGTGGCTGCTGCCGGCGGTGACCCGCTGCCTGTCGATCATCGTCGAGTCGGTGGTGGCGACCATGTGGGTGTGGCGGGACAGGCGCGGTGATGTGCTGCGACCCCCGCTGTGGGTGTCGGACCCGATGCTGCTCGGCGGGTCACCCGGACCGATCGGGCCGGAAGCGCCGCTGGGTCGCCGGCTCACCGCGCACGGTTTCTGGTCGACGGTGCTGGCCGACGCGATCCTGTGGGGCCAGGGCGGGTTCGTGTTCGCGGAGGCGGAGGACCGCAGCCCGCTGCCCGGCAGCCTGCAGCTGCTGAACCCCTTCGGTTTCCGCGCGCTGCCGTCGGGTGTGGTCGAGCTGGGCACCCTGACCGACAGCCCGTTCGCCACAGATTTCGATGGGCGGTTCACGATGGCCGGTGTGCCGTACCGGGTGGCGGTGCTGCATGGGATGGCCCCGAATCACGACGGCTGGCCGCAGGGTGTACTGGCGCGGCATTGGCTGACGTTCCGCATCGGCGCGCGGCTGGGCCGCTACGTCGAGAACTTCTACCACAGCGGGATCCCGAGCGGGTATCTGTCCGTGTCGACCCCCAACTTTGGGGCGTGCATTCCGGACCCGGACCATCCGGGGCAGGAGATCAACGAAGCCGAGCTGCTGAAGCGCCGCTGGATGCAGGCCCACGGCAGCGGTGAGCGGCAGGTCGCCGTGCTCGGATCAACTGTGTCCTACACCCCGATCTCGGTCAACCCGGTTGATGGGGACGCCGCCGCGCTGGCCGCGTTGAACCGGGCTGATGTGGCGCACGCTTTCGGCATGTCGGCGATCTGGCTCGACCAGGGCGCGTCCGGGCTCACCTATCAGAACGACTCGGGGCGGCGGGCGGAGTTGGTGCTGCTCACGTCGGGCGGGTGGGGGCAGAAGTTGGTCGAGCTGCTGTCGTCGCTGATGCCGTTCGGCACGGATTGCTCAATCGTGTGGCCCACGTTCATCAGCCCCGCGCTGGATGTGAACGCTGGCCCGGTCACCCAGCTTGTGCAGGCCGGGGTGATCACGGCGGCCGAGGCCCGGCAGCAGATCGGGCTGACCCGCTGGGATGGGCCGGACCCAAGGTTCAGGGACGTGTCGGTTGCGGCGGGAGGAGGAGAGCAGTGATGGATGGTGTGAGGCGGGCGGGTCCGAGCAGCGCGGACGTGTGGGCGTGGCAGCTGCGTGACGTGTCACCGTCGCGCCGGCAGCTCGACGCGACCGTGACCGTGTATGACACGCCCCGGGATGTGGGCCCG